ATGACCATCGCAACAAAGCAAAAAACAAAAAATCCCGGCGTTTATTTTCGAGAACACCCAACCCGGAAGAACGGCATACGCAAAGACCGCTATTTTATTATACGTTACACTGTCAACGGTAAACGGCATGACGAGGGCTTTGGGTGGGAATCTTGTGGCTTTACGGAAGCAAAGGCTGTGGCCGCTCTTTTGGAAATCAAAGAAAACATAAAAAAAGGTTCCGGCTTTTTCAGCCTGAAAGAAAAGACCGAACAAGCTGCTGCTGAAAAAGAACGAGAAAAAGCCGCTGTTGCTGCAGAATCGGCAAAAAATATAACTTTTGCCGAATTATGGGAAAATATCTATAAACCGGCATATCTCAACAATAAAATTCCTAAAACTCAGCAAAACGAAATAATCGCCTACACCAAATACATTGAGCCGGTACTCGGCAATATGCGGTTACTTGATATAACCCCCACCGCTATAGAAAAAATAAAAAGTGTAATGGATAAGCGCGCACCCGCAACAGTCAATCACGTTCTTGCCATTGTCAGACAAATGTTTAATGCCGCAAAAAAATCCGGTGTCTATACCGGAGATAATCCGGCAAGCCAAGTAAAGCACCTAAAGAAAGACAACCGCCGTATACGGTTTCTAAGCCGCGAGGAAGCTGCGCTTTTATTCCAACACCTCGCGCAATGCAAAACTTCAAACCTCAATGACATGGCACTTTTAGCCTTAAATTGCGGCTTGCGTGCCAATGAAATCTTTTCACTCCAGCGTATTGATCTTGATTTCATTAATAAAAAAATCGCTATCCGCGACCCCAAAGGCATATTTAACCGTTTTGCCAATATGACGACCGCCGTTTACGATATGCTGCACCACCGTACAGCTGCCCTTGCGCCACAAGATTATGTCTTTGTTTCTGAAAAGGGCGAAAAAATAAAAGAAGTGTCAAACCAATTCCAGCGCATCGTCGATTCTATCGGACTTAATAAAGGCATTACTGACAGACGCAACAAAGTTGTTTTTCATACGCTGCGCCATACTTTTGCAAGCTGGCTGGCAATGGCCGGTGTTGATATTTATACCATAAAGGAGCTTATGGGGCACTCTGATATAAAAATGACACAGCGCTATATGCACCTTGCCCCCGGCAAGTTTACTGCTGCGATTGCCGTTTTAGACGCGCCGATGCCGCTGCCACCTGCACACTCTGGAAACTCGTCTTGTCATTAAATAACCTAAAAACGAAGTCTCTCAATAAGTATTTATTGTTTACACACCTCCAGCTCCCGCCGAAGCTTGTCAATCCGCCCGATCCACTCCCATGTCGCCAGCAAATTCCCGGCCTGCTCCAGTTCTGCCGCAACCTTTTCTCCGGCAACCGGATAAACCGGACAGTAATCAGAGCTGACCGGCGCGCATGAGCTTAAGCAGTTCATCACGAGAAGCATTAGGACGAGCGTGAATCTCCGCCCTCTTCCTGTCCACATATTTAATTACCTCCACCTGTTCTTTGATAATTTTCAACTCGCTATGACTACGGCCAAGAAAGTAAGCTCCAAACAAAGAAGAAATAAAAAGAACAATAACGACGGCATATTTCATTTTTCCTCCATAAAAAAAACAGCCTTCCAGCTGTTTAAAATAAA